TCACGCAACCTCTAAAATGCCCAATGCAGCGAATTTCAATCCATCAAGTTTTTGAGGGGGTTTGCTCAATAGAAGAGAGCGTAATTCAACAAACTTGCTCATCTGATCCACAACGATACAGCCTTCACTGATTCCAAAAGTACCTTTTGGATGAAGGCGAAATTCGCCACGTTTGATCGAATCACACCAAGTTTCATCATCAACTTTACTGTCTATCGCATACAGGCTGAACCAATCGGATCGGTCCTGATAAAGATCTCTTAGCCATCCTAACCTGCCACCCGACTCCCGATTTAGAATGTAATAGCGTCCTGGTGGAATTGGTCCCACATTCCTCAAACAGGCGTCTATACGGCGATTTGTGTGAGGGCCAAACCCGGAAAACGCAGGATAGCTGAAAATCTTCCCCGATTGACTCACTGACAACTCACTCATTGGCTGGTTGTTGAGTTTGAACTTGCAATTAAGCATGTTTGAATACCCTCTCCCACAAAATTGGGCAAGGCTGCTGTGTATCCAGGTTCCTGTCAAATTACGACTTTGCTCTGGTTCAGGAGAGTTAACTCGGTCGATTATGTGTTTGTGGAAGTGCTGTTAGTTGTGATTGAATCAGCGTTTATCGGCAAAACCAACTTCTGATCGACCTGCATAACATGAAACTTGAGTTCAAAACATTGCTCGCACTAGTGCCATCAGGTAATCGGCGTGCGCTGAGCATCAAGGGTGAGAATCAAACTAGAAAGATCTCGGAGAATGAATCGGACCGCAAAGCCTACCTGACGCGTAAAAAAGAAGCTGAAATCAGCCCTAGAGAATTGCTTAAGAATCTCAAGACTCATCGTAGAAAGCGCATTTTTTGATAAGTTAGAGCGCGCTACGCAGGTAGCCCCAAGGCACGCAAAACATGGAGCCTACTGCTCGCGATTGACCTCAACGCCCCTGCAGCCCAAAAATGAAAAAGCCCTAAACTCGGTTCAGGGCTTTTTGTAATTTCTGGCGGAGAGAGGGGGATTCGAACCCCCGATAGGCTATTAAACTATCTCAGGGGGCGTTGAAACCCGCATGGATACTGGGTTATAGCTTTTCTCTGTACTATTGGAACGATCAATAGTAGCCACTCAAACCCGCATGAAACCGTGGTGGCACTTGCTGCAATAGTACAGTTTTTCAGCGCCCAGCGATCTTTTTGATGCGCTGTTCCTGCTCCCAATCTTGAGCACAATCTGCACAGCAAAATAGGCTGTCAGGTCTGACTCTTTCGGAGCAGTAATGACACTGGCCACACGGGACGATTGTTCGCCTGTCCATGTTGGAAATTGCAACGCGCATGAATAACTCTGTGGTTTCTTCGGCTCTTTCAAGTTGATCAGCCACGCTTTACCCCCAACAGTGCTTTGAATCCACCCGCTTTGTCCACAGTTCGGAAGCCAAGGTAAGCAGCAGCCGGAGCAATCAGCAATGCGGCCAGCTCAAAATTTGCCCCAATCTGTGTCACTTCAAAGGCTTTGAAGCCTTCAAAAGCAATCAGATACACCGCAGTGGCGTACCATGACTGCCTGGCCATCATTGGGCGGGTGTGGCGCACATATTCATCTTCTGCTGTGTCGCCCGTTCGGATGGTGTCCTGTTGCTGCCGGTGTGCTTCCTGTTGGTCTTTCAGGTCGGCCTCGTGCATAGCCTGAATGTGCTTGCGTATGCTGTCAGATTCTTGCACCGCCAACTCACGCAGCCGAATAACCGTGGCGGAGTCTTGCTGAAACACCTGCAATGCTTTTCCGGGGTCGTCTGTACCGGTGGCACTACCCACCAGAGCAACACCCGCAGCAACCGCGCCAGGTACATTGCCGGTCAGCAATGAACCAACCAGCGCCGCACCTGTTCCGGCATTGCCTTTTAACCACTCACCAACTTTTGACCAACTCATAGCAGCCCCCAGATAATCAGCACCAACACTGTCAGGCAAATTCCTATGTCGCGTAGGGCTTGGTAGATAGTTCGGTACATGGCTTAGTTATCCTCTGCGGCCAGCAACAAGTTATCGGCACCGCGCCGAGTCCAGCCGCGCCCGTAGGTGTCGAAAATCGACAATGAAGCCCAGAACTTCAGACGGTGCCCCACGAACCGCAACAGCACATCGTTGTGGTCCATTGCTTCAAGCGCGGCCTGTGAACGTGGCCCCCAAAAGCCATCATCAGCAACGCCAACAGCGCGTTGAAGCATCCGAATGGCATTGCCGTGTCCGTGATTCACCGCCGCATCAAACAGTTGGAACTTGATTGCTGGATGCGCCTTGCCCAAAATGTCCCAGAAGTCCTCGCGGTATATCTGCTTGGCTTGCTCAAGGGTCAGATTCTTAATGTCCAAATGCCCGTAGGTGTTTGCAGCAATGCCGAACTTGGTGCCCTTGAGTTCCCCACGCCCAACCTTGCCCCCTGTCCAGTTGCCAGGGTCTTTCGGGCTATCGGTAAATTCACCTTCATGCTTGATAAGCCGGTCAAACGCTTTGTCGAAATCAATCATTTGCCACACCCATAAAAAAAGACCCCGAAGGGTCTTGTTAGGAAAGCAGGCGTTTTGCCTGATCGGTTGATATTCGCAACTTGTACTTGGTCGCCAGTACGTTGGCGTAATGGTCAAGCTGATTTGGCCGGTAGGACAGCGAAACGCGATAAGCCTGCACCTCTGCCCATAGGCGGTACTTCTTCAATGTTAGGTACAGCAGCGCATGTGTGGATGGCGGCAAGACAACCAAAGGCGCAAGCTGCTCCCAAGTCACACCTAAGTGCTTATTTGCCACGAACGCACCGAAGCCAACAGCAAGTGCGGTCAGAATAGTCACTAGCCACCATTGTTTGATGTGTGCCTTCTCGTGCTCGATTAAGTCTTGCTTGCCGCGATGCTCAGGGCGAACTATGGCAAAGAACCAGAGCTGCCTGCCGCCTTGCCAATTTTTTAGAGTCTTGTCGGTGTAAATAATCATAATTAAAAAGCCCATGAATCAGGATCAGCAACATATTCAAAGCCATCTGCTCGTGTTTTTGGCATATCAGGCCAACGAGACGGGGCTTCTGGCATGGCGCGTTTTGCATTGAAGTCCCAATGCTCTGTCACGCCGACATCTAAAACAGGGGTTAAATCAGGCAATTGCAAAACAAGGTTTGGTTTTAATCTAAAATCACCGCGCTCGGGGTCGCCCAAAAGCAAATCATCAACAGCAATATCGGTTTCATCTAAAAACACACTATTTGCATCAAAACCAAGTGACTGCCACTGCGCAACTGTTCGGGTTGTCCCATCAACGTTGAACATGAGGTTGGCCTTAGAAGCGCCGCCACCAAAGATGTAATAAACATTGTTGTTGATTGTTCCAAGATTCGCCAACGCAGATTGAATCAAAATTGTATTTGCAACACTGTTTGAATCAATTAAAACAATGCAACGATTCATAGAGAAAGTACCGATTCCACTATCCCTTCTGAAAACACGGCGCACAGTGTTAATCACTAAAGTTGACTGGCTTAACGCAATGTCACCAAAGTCAAAGAAGCCCCTTATAAAACTCGTTGAATCATTTGTTGGATGCTTGAGGTATCCAGCAAACTGACTAAGATTTCTTGAGCCAGTAGCCTCAAATCCACTTGTTGAAAATTGCTGGTTAATCAACCAATGTGAAAAATCGACAGTGTTTGAATAGATAGCATTAAAAGACGAGTTTGCATTTTCTACATAAGTCCCTTGCGCACTTAAAGTCACCGAAGCACTTGAGACAGCGGCGGAAACATTGGCGAAAAGATTGTTTGTCAAAACCATGCTTTCATGCGCCAGTGCACTGTTGTCGTGACAATAAATTGCAGCAGTTCCTCTGCCGCCATTTTCCTGCCCTACAAAAACATTGTTTTTATATTCAGCAAAAAGTCCGGTCGCATCACCAGTGTAAAAGACATGCAAATAATTAACTTCCGGCTGGCCGTTAATATACGCACTATTTTGGCTCAAACCGCTTTCTTGCAAAGCGTTGTGCTTGTGACCGTCATAACAAAGGCACCTGTCAATTACACTGTTTTTGCCTAACACTATGGAGCCATCATTAACGCCCTGCCTAGCTGCGACTATTCTTGACGCTATTTGATTGACTGTGCCGCCAGCATAAAGCGAATTCACTACATAAAGACGCACAGTTCTTTCATAAAATCTGCCATTTGTATTTGGGTCCATACTGTCGGATGGATGCATGTAAAGTACATTATTGGGGACCCCAATAAAAGCATTGTCACTTGGCGAGAAATAAGTTCCTGCTTCAGCATCAACCGCTTCAATCGAGGAAACTCTTTTCATAAGAAGGTCATCCTCCCAAATCATCATTCGAGCCTGATTGATGCCCCAGTTCTGACTAACAGTGACGCTCCATGTGTTTGGAAATCCAATAGCGTCATGCTGAACCCATGTTTCTGTGACCTCATCAGCCCCATCAAAAACTGGAAGGCCACGGTATCCGCAAATGGCAGAGTTACCAACAGTTAATGCAAGGGTCTGCTTGATTGTTTGACCGCCTGAAAAGCCGTATGAGCCATTGGTTACAAAAGTTGGGAAACTAAGTTTCGGGGAGTTCCTTGTTCCCGGGTTTGCGTCATTGCCGCCTACCGTATCAACATGAACATCAAGCGCAGGAATCATCAATGGCTGGCTGTTCTCAACAACCATGCTATACGCTCGGCCTTGCAATGTTGACTCAACAAAAGGATACGAGGAAAGTGCGCGGACACCAGATTTAGAATCCGCGACAGTAGCAAGAGAAGATGTAAACGATTGCGAAAAATCTCGAAGATCGGAAACGTCAGCACTCAACAAATCAGCATCGTCTTTCAATGCCTTGTAATATTTGTATTGAGTCTTTGCAACCACAAAATAGGCTGCTGCAAAGTTCGCAAAACTTGATGGAGTGTTTACAATAACGCCGTCAGTGTCTAAGTAAAAAGACGTGTTAAATATCGCGTCCCGAGTGCCTGTATTTTGTCTAATAAAGTTTGCAGGCACATCAAGACCAAGACGAAAGTCAGTGCCAATCTCAATTGCATCTGGAAAAATGTATTCAAAATAACCAGCTCCTGGCACAACAACAGCCACAAAACTATCTCGAATCAAATTCCCACCACTCACACGCATTCGGTTAATCCGAACGGTGCCAGCAGCCTCGGCAACAAAAGCGACTTTGTAAAGCAAGCCGTTCTCTGATGGCCCCGCATTGCCAATCAATATCCCGCGAGATGCGGCAAGTAACGATGTTTTAAGTGATACATCGCCAATTCTGAGCGATATGGCATCTGCCGATGGGTACGTTGTCACCTCATTTGCGACTGGCCCAGTGTCCACGCGATACAAAATCAAGCTTTCGTCAGACCCAGCAAGGGGGACGGAAAAATACTCATTGACGTTTGTGTTTGCAGCCATCACAGCCGTGATGTTTGTCCCAGTCAGCCCAGCCGATGCGGCAAATGAAAGGGTTGGCGTTCCGGCTGAGTAATAACCTCCATAGGTGATCGTAACGCTGACCACCACACCGCCCACAACAGTGAACACACCCGCAGGCGCAAGCACTTGAGTACCACCTGAAAACGCCAACGCAAAGGTGCCGTTTGTGCCGCCTGATCCACCTGATGTGATAACTACACCAGCAACCCCATTGCCCATACCTGCGGCGGTGGTCGGCCACACCCCACGAGAAAATAAAGCAGCATCCCGCGCTGCTTCTGCCCTGTTCGCATCTAACTCTGCATCATCAGCAGCATTTTCAGCTCTAGTTGCATCAGCCGCCGCTGAATCGGCATTGGCCTGCGCGTTTGGAAATTCTGCGAGAGCATGGGGCAAAGTTTGACGCTCAACACCAAGCCTGTCAGTCCATGTCGGATCGGTGCTGTTGATTGCGGTGTCAAAGTTCTGCGCGTTGTCGTACAAGTCTTTAGGGTCGCTGCTGCCCAAAGGATTGCCGGTGTTGTAAGTCGTCATTTCATTTTTCCTTACGATGGTTCGTTATCATCATCTTCATACACGCGGCTGTCATAGGCCACGGCTGACACATCCACTGAATCGCCAGATGGCGAAATCTCTGTCACTAAAACTGGGTAGCTCCAGGTCTGAATCGTCCCGAAGATCAAATGGGTGGGTTCAATCGCCCCGCTGATAACCGGCGTGAAATCCAAATCATCAGCAATGCTTAGGGTGTAATCGTCAATTCGTGTGGCAATTGATGGCCCGAACAAGGTGCCGTCTGGCCTGCGCAATGCGGCAACATGGGTTTCCGCATCAATCCAGTTCAGCGGCTCCGAAACGCCAAGAATCGCGCCTTCGGATTGCAACTCAAAAGATCGGACAAGGCAGGATTGGCCATAACCGGGCACATCATCGGACACAGCGCAATAGCTCAAATACCGGCTGTTTAACGCATCCCACTCGGTTGACCATGAAAAATTCTTGCGACGATATTTCAAGATTCGACGTTCGCGCATGCCGATTCGCCAGGCTCGGGTTCTGTCTGTTACCCCTTCCAGCTTGAATTTCTCAACACGGGTTCCTGTGTCGCCAGGCAATCTGCACTGAACGGTTTCGGTTTCCCAAGTTTGCGCACTGGTGAATTCAACATCCACGCCGTTGAAGTCATCCGGGTTGTAGCCAGAAAAGCTGCGCTGCAATGGCGCAAGCATGTTCTGTGGTGTGTACATGCTCTCGAACGTGGTGCGCAGCTCGTCGCGAACTGGCCTGATCTTCCCCTGGTCAACGGTCAATTCAGAAAAACCAGCCCGCAACGCCTGGGCAATTTCCTGCTTGACTGTGGTTTGATCAACTACCGCATAGTCGTAATAGTCGCCCCGTACGTCCCAAATCGCTGCCAGCGCGGTTAATTCGTCCTCGTTGATGTCATCGGCTGCATAGCCCACGGAGCCGGCCACATAGCGCACCCAATCATCAATTGAGCGTGTGGCCACGCCGTTGAGTTTTCGCTGTGCAATCAAGCTGATTTGATTCTCGGATTGAGCCGCAATCTTGTCTGAACCGGCAACCTTCACCGCCATGGTTGTCACGCCAGCGTAGGAAGTTGGGGAATTGAGCAATGATCTAAGCCCGTACCACTCCAAGCGGTCCAGCGTTTGAACGTCCGTGCTTTCTGGACCCTTGCGACGAATGCGCACATCAACAAACGGCACGCTGGAACCCATGTCAACCTGATAGGTGTACCCAATCTGGTCACGGGTTGCATTGGTCACGGCGTAGTTGATCTGGTTCCATGTGCCGCCATTGGTTCGCCACTGCAATTCGAATTCGCGGGTGATCTGAGTTGTTGCGCCGTTCTGTGGATTGACGTAGGTCAAGCCCTGCGGCAAGAAAATATCAAACTCAAAGTATCGTGCAAATTCATCGCCAGGCGTTGCCCTGAATGGCCCAAGCCAGCCGCCCACCAATTGAGACTTATCAAGCGTCATGGTGACATTGGGCGTGATTACATCAATGGGGAATCCGGTCCATGCGCCATCGTCCGTACCATCTGAGTCCAAGCGCTGAAACTCAAAACCCACCGTGCCTGTTGAGGTGTCGGGCAAAGTGCCGGTGATCAATGAGGTGATTCGGTATTCTGTGTTTGTGATCACATCAACGCTGGGTGCGCCGGGTGATGACACAGTTCTGATTCTGGGCTTTTGAACGTCAACACCAGAATAGGCCCCGGCAATCATGGACACGGCTGGCACAAAGCCTTGAATTACCGTGATGTTTCCATCCGCATCTGACTCTACTCTGGTTTCCCAAACATCGAGTTCTAGCTCATCAAAGGAATCCGTTTTCGTTCCGGTGGTTTCGCTAGGGTTGGAGCCGAACACCATGTCGTAAAAGCCGGTCAGCGAGATGGGTAGGCCGCTGTAAGGTGAATCCTCTGTAATCACCACCTCACCGAAACTGTTTTCGCTGATCGTCACCCCACCCACTTGCGAATCAATGTCAAACACAAGCGCGGTAATGTCGGAAAAGTCTTGATCGAGAATGACCGCTTGACCGTTGATTTCAAATTCAACCGGCATGGCCGCATAGTTCAATTCTGGAACGCGAACACCGGTCACAGTCGAGGGTGAACCAGGTTCACTCACTGAGGTGTTGATGCTGTGAACACGGTAACGACCATTGTTCACGCTACCCACGATCAACAATTGATCGCTCACGGCCAGCCCCAAATCACTGAATGAGCCGCGCACCTTGTCACGGTTAAGTGTGGGTTCAACGCCGCCACCATCAACCACCGTGATTTCTCGAATCAAGGTCACGATGTTGACGATGTTTCCGACTTCCCAGTCCTGCGGCATCACGCCCGAGCCACTTGGGGCTGTGATTGAATCACCGTCAATTCGATAGCTAGTGAGGTTTGCAGCAGAAGTGCCCGATGCGCCTGAAGTCAATCGAAGCCCAGACGATCCGGTAGACTGACCAACCTCGCGGGAATTGAACCAATTCCTGTGGGCATCATTGGCGCTTATATCTGCATTGGGCGAAAAGAGTTCGTATTCAATGGAGTCCGGCAAATCTGCCACCGGAGTTTCACCAATATAGATTTCGTCCGGGTCAATGTCGTATTCACCCATGCCGACACACAAAAGCGCCTCAACAACCTGCGTGCGTGGGCTTTCAAAATATCGCCTGGGCTGGCAAAGGTAATCGGGAAATACTTTGTACCGCCCGGCGATTTCAGGAATAACACCATTGAGTCGTGGCTGGTTTGCGGTCAGGTCGGAAGCAAGTAAATTCTGGCCTTGCCTTCCTGATGCGTTGGCCCCTATCTTTGGAATCTTTGGGGCCAGCAAAACCGCAACGGCTACCGATGCGACAAGAATTGTTGCAATCAATGCGAACGAAAGACCCCCGCGCATATTGGGGTGAATGTGGACCGTTTGCCCAGCCAAGGTCAAATCGTCCCAGTGATCAGGTGCAATCACCTCACCATCAATGGTCACACTGACCGGCTGCGCTTGTCCTGGCTCATACCCGCATTTGGATTTAAGCCACTGGCCCAAGGTCAAGCCGTTTTGAACCTTGTGGATTTCCAAAGGCTCACCGGGCAGGCTTGAGGGGTAAATGCGAATTTCAGTCATAGTATTTGATGGTCGGGTGAATCTTTTGAAAGTCGCCAAGCCGCATCCAGCGCGGCCCCGAACCCTTGTTTGTTTCCAACACTGCCAGTCGCCCATCAATCAACAAAACGATTCCCACATGGGTACACACAACCCCACGCCAAACGGTGGCAATCGTTCCGTGCTTGGGGGTTGTGGTTGGCATCAGGTTTTCAGAAATCACGGCGCTGGCCGCTTTAGTCAAAGCCCGTTTGTTATCCGGGGCAATTAATCCAAAGCTGGGTAACTCATGGCCAAACAGTTCATGGCGAACCATGCGAACCAAGCCCCAGCAATCGCAGCCCGAGCGATCACGCCCGTAATCGGCATACGGGATTTTTAGCCAGTTCTCAATCACAGGTATTTCAGCCCTGGGGCGAATTCGGGTGTGTAGAAATTGCGCGGCCAGGCCACATTGATCATGTCAAAGAATGTCGCGTTGATCTGCAAAACGGAGCCTTCCATTGCACCGTCCCGGATGACAAACTTCAGCGGGTTTTCAGCCGGAGCAGTTAGATCGCTGGACACATAATGCCGAAAGGTCATTCGAATGATTTCTTCGGCTTCAAGCGCCTGATCGATGAGGTTTTGGGCTTGGCCGGTCACGTTATCAATGGCAAAACGCAAACTTTGCGTCCCGGATGTGTCGCGCTTTGGCAATGCCACCTGGATACCAGAAGCCACAAAGGTGAGCGTTCTGGCATCCTCCGTGATACAGGTTTGATCCTCATAACCATTGCAAAGCAAGATCGGTTCGCTCCAGGCGTCACAGGTGATTTCCAGCGTCGGGATGATCACCTCCGTTCCGCTTGATGCAAACAGCCTTTCAAGAATGGTCATGCTGGGGGCCACTCCTGATTCATAGCCAAATCAAAGAGGTCTGCGAATTCCACATATTCAGGTGCCACGCTCCAATCTCCAAACAAGGTTTGACGTTCACGCAACTCAAGTTCAGCGGTGAATTGCCAAAGCAACTTACCCACCAAGACCGGGCCGCTGTACATTTCGGCAAATCTGCACTCATAAGCCTCAAGGCCCAATGGCGTGCGAAGCCGCGCATTGAACCACTCGGCACCATCAACCAGTCCGTAGCGAAACCAGGACTCAAACACCGCAGCCTGTGGCTGCGTGAATATCCACGACACAGAAACAATTGATGGCACGCTGGTGTAGCGCCTGCGCTGTCTTGCCCGACCGGTATCCAGTTCGGTTCGCATCATGGGCGAAACGTGGTTTGCCTGGTATCCGTTTCGGATGGGCAGGGGCAGACTGTCCGGGTAATTAATTGAAACAGTCATCAATAACCCCTGCGCTGTAGGCCAAAAGCCTTTTGGATTGACTTGGCGCGAGGCCCATCGCCCATAATGTCGGCCACGAACACATCAAGCTCGCGCTTGCCGTTGTTCTGGCGTTCCTCAACCTGCCCTGCCCTGCGTTTGTCCTCGATCATGTTCACGGTCACATCACCGCCGCCCAACTTGTGATTGGGAACAATCGCCCCTGATGTGTTGGGCACGAACATTTCCGCGCCACGCTCACCCACCAGATAAGGCATGCCATCACTGACTGGGCCACCGGCCTGACGCGCACCAACCGCAGCAGCGCCCAAGGATGCGATGGTGGCCACAAAAGGCGATGTTGCCGCCAATGCTGCACCCGCAGCAGCAGGGGCCAATGCAGGGCCAACAATCGGAATTGCAGCCGTTGATGCAAAGGCGTTCAAAGCCGCCATTTGCTGAGAGGCCAGCGCTTCAAAGGTTTGGGCACTTGATGCGGTGGCCGCTGTGGTCTTACCCACAATCATCTGCACGGCCTGATAAGCCAACCACTGCGCGGCCATTTGACCCAAAGCATTGACAATCGAACGGGCCATACCTTCGGCCAAACCGGAAATGGCTTCACCCAAGTTCTGTGAATCAAAGATCATTTCTTCGAACGCATCACCAAACCGGGTAGAAAAATTCTCGACCACGCTGTTTGCCAGCTCGTCAAAATTCATCAGGCTTTCTTGTGCGCCTTCAAGCCACTTTGTCCAATAGTCCTCGCCATCTTCACCAAGGCCGATTTTGTTCAGCCCTACGGCGAATTCTTCCGCGCTGATTTTCCCCATCTGCATGGCTTCGGCCAGCAACAGGTAATCCTCAATTTGCTTTTCGAGTTCAGAACGGCCAGTCAGATCATTGATTCGAGCCTGTTGATCAGCAAACTCAGCGGCAGCGCGTGCAGCCAGTTCAGTGTTTATCTGCGCTTCTGCCTGGGCGGCAATCGCTTCCTTCCAAGTCTCCGGCATGTTGATGAATTCGGGCGTGCCGAACAGTTCAACAAGTTGCGCTTGGGTTGCGGTGTAATCCTCGGCTGTTGCCTTGGCGTTCATTTGGGCGCGGTTGATCGCTTCCATCGCCTGGGCAAAGGATTTCGCTTCCTCAAGCAACGGGGATACATATTCAGGAGCTTTCGGGCCTTTGGGGCCATCACCGCCACCGCCACCGCCTCCACCGCCGCCCGGTGGGGTTGAGCCGCCACCGGTGTTATCGCCCACCATGCCGTTTAATGCTGCCCACGACGAAGCCCTCGCCCTTGCTGTTAAAATGGCTTCGCTTTGGCGGTCAACCTTCGCACGAGCATCAGCCGCATCTTTTTGCATCTGTTCGCCAATGCGCTTGGCTTCGGCAAAGTCAAACTTCATAACGGCCAAGGCCTGTTCGCCAAGTCCGGTAATTTCAAGGCCGATCTGCTCAACGACATAGGCCACATTCAAGCCAAGCACTGCCACGGTTTCGAATACAACCGCAATGCCCTCGGCGATGGTTTTCATGGCCGAGCCTTCACCGTCAACCTCATTCAGCGCTGTGGCAAGTTCAGACAGCGCTGGCAACAATTCAGTCACGATGGTGTTTTTGGCTCCGCTCAACTGGCCGTTTAATTCCATCATGTCTTTTTTCAACTGTTGCGCCGAGGCAATCGTTTCATTTGACATGACTTGACCGGTTCGCTCGGCCTGGTCGCCCAGTTCGCGCAACTCAGTGCCGCCGTTTCGAAGTAACGGAATCAGCGCTGTTGTGTCGCTGGCCATGCTTTCCAGATAGAAAGACATTTCGTCTTGAGAAAGATTGGCCTTCTCTAAACTGTCAACATACAACTGAAGCGCCTGGGGGCCGGACAGGTTTTTAAAGGCATCGGCAGTCATACCCACTTTAGGCGCGATTTGCTCAAAGAAATCCTTCATGCCACCGCCGCCGGTCTGCATGAACTCACCAACCTTTTCGCGGAAGTCCTTAAAAATGTCACCGAGTTTTTCTTGCTCAATGCCTACGGTGCGCGATGCGGCTGCAAACTTCTGGAATTCTTCTGCGCCAGCACCAGAAATGCGCGACAAGTTGGCAATCTCGTTTGCGTCGGTCAAAACGCTGTTGACCATCAAGCCAACGGCACCGGCAGCAGCAACGGCAGAAACCCGAATGGTTGATGACATCGCATCAAATGATTCTTGAATTGCTTTGGTGCGCTTCTTGGTGGATTTCTCGGCACGCTCCATGTCCGTTTCGAAGCTGCCTGTTTTTGCAAGAAGCGAAACCACAATACTGTTTGCCATCGTTATTCCTTTGAAATCCCAAGTGCTCGCATGGTTCTTATGTCAGCCGTGCTCAAATCTTCTTGCCACACAGGTGGTTGCAGCCATTGCAGGTATTCATCAATATCACCCCCGCCCATAGACCGAGCCACCAGTGCGGCTGGCCGGTGGTAGCGGTGAAAATCGTCGAAAGGTTCCTCGCGGTAGAATTGCAGCCACGAGTGGTATTCAGCCTGCGTGATCGTCGCTTGCAATTCGGAAACCGTTTTGCCAAGCGCCAGAGCTAACCGATGCCAGAATCGGCGCTCCGGCGTTAGTCGTTTCCCTTTGGGGCTTCGCTTCCATTGACCTCAAGCACCAATCGGAAAATGGCGTTCAGCGGCCCTGTTTTCAAAGTCATGGCGCGTTCAACGGTCATTGCAGGGGTTCCATCAGGGTTGCAAACGCAAGCAGCCAAAAGCCGTTGCGCTGCACCGTGACGAACTTCTGCATCTTCACTGGCTGAGTCTTGATGAAAGCGAATGAAATGCACCGCAGGCAATTCTTTGAAGTGCATCTTCACTTTCTTGCCTTTTGCTACCTCGACTTCACGTTCGTGCAACGTGTCCGAAGCAAACAGGGAATCATCGAGCATGGGTTACACCTTCCAAGTTGGAGTCACTGCACCGGAACGCTGTAGGGTCAATGTGCCGCGCACCACTTCGTTGGTTGCAATGTCGATGGCCACATCAGACACATAAGCGGAAAAGCCAAAGGATGTGCGGCCAGCGGGTGGCACAAATTCATCAGCCACGACTGTGGGCTGTGCGGTGCCATCGGACAAGCCAATCAGCCAAGACAACAAAACGCCGGACTCTTTCAAGTCGAACAAATCTTGTTGTGATGCCTCGGACGGCTTGAGAATGAAAGGCACACTGACCTGACCGGGATTGCCCAGGCCGCGCTCGAATGTGCGGTCTGTGGTGTTCTCCAAGCATGTGGTATCGATTTGATCAGCAGCGCCACCCAGACCAGTAATCCCGGTGGGGCATGCCATTTTCACAAAATCCACATCTGTGGTTGTTGCGTTGTTGATGAAAAACAGTTCTGTTCCTTGAGTCTTTACACCCATGATTTGCCCCTTTATCTGGCTAAAAAGTAATCACACTGAAGCGCAATCCGGTACAACCTTGTTTCCGTTTCGCGTTCATTCAAAAGCACGCCTGTCACATGAGTTTGTGTTTCAAGCGCATTTCTCACTGCGGTTGCGAGGGCCACTACACCCGCGCCTGTTTGGTGCCAGCAATCAACCTGCACCGTGTTCCTGTCAATGGATGGAGAGCCTTGCAACACGTTTTCCGGCGTGCCTGTCACTAAAAACCATGTGACATAGGGCTGTGTTACGTCTTGAGGCGCTTCGCCATGCGGATACACGCGCGTGCCGACAATGGCAGACACAGCAGGCGTGCCTGTCAGTAACGAATAAATTGGGGGGAGCATTAGCGGCCTCTGCGTTCCAGCTTCTTGATGATTCGGGAAATTGCTGCGTTCAACTCGGAAACCACTGTGTTAATTGCCTGTTGGCCTTTCATCTGCACCGCCGGGCGAATCCACGGCGTTGGCTTTTGCTGGCTTGAGCCATATTCCAAAAGGTGCGCGGTTTTCAGCGTAGTGACCGGCTTTCCTTGACGGTCTGGGTAAGTCTTGCGACGAACCCGAACCAGGTAACGCTCGCCCTTGGTCCCAATCGGTGCTTTACCACGGCTCACAATCACGTTTTTCAGCAACAGGCCTGTGCCCCGGTCATCGCCAGTAGACACATCGGCTGTGACTTGGTAAAGGTTCATCTGCGCTTGCTTTAAGATCACAACCGCGCCTTTTCTCAAAGCGGCTTTGACCGGCCCGCCCCGCTTGCTCACAATCTCAGGTGGCAGGCTTCGTAGTACGTTGAGCACATTGTCAACGCCTGTGATCTTTACATCGACTCTCACAGCATTTCGTCCTGGTCGCGCTCACTTGGCACGGCTTCACCATCCAAGGTGAATTGCGGCTCGTCGCCCTGCTCGTCATCGGACAAGGCCAGAATCAGCGCATCCAACTTGGCCTCAATTCGATCTAATTGGGTCATTCAAACCACCTCAAATGCCAGCCAAGTGTTTTTCACATGCACAATGTCTGCGCCTTCTTTGCACAGCTCATTGAGCGTTTCTGTAACTTGCACGGCTGGCAAACAATTGTCATCGTGGTAAATAATCACGCCGCCTTTGCGAATGATCTGCAATGCCAATGCGCGGTCATTCAATACACCTTGGCGCGAGTGGTCGGCATCAATAAACACCGCATCACACTGCGGAAGATCGTTAGCGCTCAAATCGAAACTGCCGCGCGGCTTCACAATCACTGAGAATCTTGAGTCGCCCAAAGCCAATTCACCAGGCACGGGTGGTATTTCCTTGCGCTGCACAGGCATGATGGTTTTATAGTCGGGCGTTACATCCACGCCAACGTAAAATTCCAGCCCTTCAATGTTTCGAAGCGCGGCCACCGCATTGCGTCCGGTATTCACCCCAAATTCAACAATAGTTTTTGGAGCCACGGATTCATACAAATGCAGCAGGCTTTCAAGTTCACCGGGGTGGAAGTAGCGTGTCGGCAAACCCTTGGTGTCATACTGGCGCGGGTTCAGCGTGACCGACTTTCTGTTTCGCTGCATGTGCAAAACTCCGTAATTTGTGAGCCTCAAGCTCGTTGTTTATTGTCTTATTGCAAGCGTGCGTTTTACTGAAGCACTCGCAAGGCTTAATTGGTGAAACCAAATAGTTGTTGTCTCTGCCGTGGTCGTACAGTCTTGGAGACTCATGGCCCCCAAAAACCGCCACAAGTTTGGCGTTCACCGCTTGGGCGAGAATCAACGAAAACCCAGGCGAACAAAACACCAACTCAGCCAATGAAAACAGCCCGGCAAGTTGCTCAAAACTGAGCTCACCGGCATGAAAACTCAAATCAGCACGAACCTCGTGCCCACTAATCCACTCAACACCGGGCACAAGATCGGCAATCGACACGACAAAGTAATCATCTGCAATCGCATCAAACAGCGCCTTGTAAGCGTCTTTGTCCGGGTTGCGGCTTGCACATCCATTCCACTCTTTGCGCTCAACCAGTGGGCGGTACACCATCACAGGCTTACCCTGTGTAGGCAGCATGTCGCGCACCTGGTCAACCCAAGACTCGGGAACCGGCAATGAGAAATCCGGGTTTGAAATGCTAAAGGGCTGACACATTGCAGACAAAAACGAGCCTTGCCGCCTGATTGAGTCGTGGCTGTAACCCACGCGCATGTTCACAGCCGATGGTGCAGCATGCTTGATAAATTTGGATTCCTCGCGCTCGGCATTTTTAGCCTGTGTGCGCAAACTCGTTGGCCGCTTGACAAACCGCAGCCGCTCGCCTGCCAAGTCGTGATACACACTTGGCCAAGGCGTTTCCAAATGCACCACGCCCGATTTCATCAAATGTCGAACCACTGCACGCTGGTGGATGTTGTCACCCAAGCCCAGCATTCCTTGTAACCTATACCCCAGTGGCATTTGGGCCCGTCTCGCACATAATTTTTTGATAGCGCATGAATGTGCTGTCAGGCAGCACTGCTTTGACGGCATAGACCTCGCCGTTAAACAAAATGCGCATGGTCTGTGTCACCTTTGGGCTTTGACGAATTACAAAAGTGGTCATCGTTGCGGCCTGCATTGCGCGTGCCGCCAGATATTCGCGTCCGGTCATTGCCATGACTTCGGCTGGCACGTTCTGAGCCACAACCACCCAGCCATCAATCACGCCGCCAAATTCATCACGAGTTTGGCTTGGCTGCTCAATGGTGATTCGATGGCGAAGCCTGGGGGCCAGCATCTTGTTCATCATGGCCCCATCTGCTCGCGGTAAGGCATCAACAAAGTCTCAGCGCATTTGCGCAAGCCCTCAATCGTGCCGGGTTCTGCTGCTTCGTACTTGGCACGCACCAACAAAAACACCGCAGCATAAATACTCGGCATAGGCGCATCAGTCGCATTAGGGTTCAGCGGTAATTCCGAGGCGTTCAAAAATTGCAAGGCTTCATCCTCGGATGCGTCCAGCAATACTTGCAACAGCGTATCGTCCTCGTCGTGCGTTACGCGAAGGTCGGCTTTAACTTGGGCCAGTTTGATCAGACTCATGGTGTTCCAGTAATCATGTGTGTTTCTGCCCAATTAGCCATTGAGTGCGATTTCCAAATCCTGTTTGGGCCACATATTCAGGGCCGTTTCTCTGCTGCAATTGATCACTTCAATGCTGGCCGTGATGTTTTTGGATAATTCCAGAAACGATTGGGGCCACTTTTCAATGCGACCTGCGTTGCCCAGCCCTGCCGGGTGGTCGCCGTGCCAGTGGGCCTGCCCGTTTGTTCTTTGGCAGTCGTAGCCCAACAAGATGACCCGCTTTGCCCCGTAGAACAAAGCCGCAGCAATCGCCCCGGCTCCACTGTTGCCGTGTGGCTTTACATCTACCTTAGACACGCCTGCAATGTTGTTTGAGCTGATGCGTTCGCCTTCAAAACGGGCAATCACATCAGCGCGGTATTTGTCCCACCAAACACGGTCCATTGCGAAAAGGCAATCTGCCCACAATGCCGCCTGATAGGTGGTGTTCACTACAATCACGCCCCTTTGGTCGGGGCTTTCTTCTTTCCAGCGTTTGACGGTTTCGCAATCGTCTGCTGTGAGGCTGGGGCCGCTGGCAATGCAGCAGACTTCACGCCAGCGTCCGGCTTTGGGCGCGGCTCGATGTAGCGCTCAACCTCAGCACGGGCTAAAAAGAATCCAGCCAACTGATCAGGAAGATCAGCAATGGCGTTCACGGCGAAGTCACCGTGCATGGTTCGAATCGGTTTTAATACTTTGACTTTCATTGGATACCCCAAAAGGCAGGGGGAGCCGAAACTCCCCCTTGAACTTTAGGCGGTGAAGGCACCGTACAAAGTTGCGCTTGGCTTATCTACGCCCAAGGCCAAACGTTCCTCCGCGCGGATTGTGACCAGGTTCTTTGTGAAGTCATCGTTCACATAACCCATTTCAATCACGGCACCCGAACGGTTGTACAGGGTTGCAGCTTGAGCCACATTACCGATCCAGAAGCTACCGGCGATCATGTTGTTGGACATGACAATGCGAACGCCGAAGGGGTTCATGCCAGCCAACGTGCCGGGTGCGCCATACAGGTAAGTACCTGAGCCAGCGGACTCGCGCAAACGCTCCAATGCACCCCAATCAGCAGGATTCACGATCACGGTGTCGGGCATGTAACCTTTGGCCCACAAAATGTACTTGGCGCGGTTGATTGCGTCAGCCAGATTGTCATCGGACGTTGCGGTGTAGGCCACAAAGTTGCCAGAATCGGTCAAACCGGACAGGTTAGGCGATGTGCCGTCGCCGTTGAGCAACTGGGCATCAATGCGCTGGGCCAAGCCATCACGCAAACGAGTTTCAATGTAGGCAACCATCGCAGGCGCATCGGCCAACAACTGATTGGACACCTTGATGAAGTGGGCAACGGTCTGAATGGTCACATCGTATTCGTTGAATGTGATGTCAGATTCAGGCTTGGCAGAACCTTGAGATACTTCAGCCGCATCATTGGTCCATGAGTTTTCACGCAAGGTCTTGATGCTGTTGTTGGACACTGGAATGACCGGGAAAATTTCGCGGATTGTCAGTGGTTTGAAGTCGCCAGAAATCACGCCTGGGCGCTGCATGGTGAAAGCTGTGGTGCTGTTGGACAACACAGTGTTTTTCACTTCCATGCGGAACTTCTCGCGTGTGCCTGCTGCCAATTGCTTGAAACCTTCAGAAGCCACAAATTCCTGTGCGGCTGACTTTGGTGTTTCCTGTGCGGGTGCAGCGGTTTGCTTTTGTGCCAATTCGGTCACTGTGCGATTCAGCGCAGCGAATTCCTCAGACAAGCCCTTCACTTCGTTTTTGGCTTCGGTTGATACAGAGCCAACATCTTTCAATTGGCCTTCATATTTTTCGATTGCGCCCTTGGTCTGTTCGGCCAGTTTATCGAGCGCGGCTTTGATTTGCTCATCCATGAGTGGACTCCTTAAAGCAGTTTGAAATTGCCGATCAATTCGGCTAACTTTTTGGCTTCTTCAGCCTTCTTTGCCTCGTCGCCACGCTCGCCGTGTGTCAAGGACTTCACCCGCGCCACAATCGCTGTGGCCTCAGATTGGGAAAACCCTTTCATGCGCAGCATTGCCTCGATTTCCTTCAAGCTGCTTGCGTCTTTCACCACCATCACGTTGGCCTGGGCATCTGCCGGGCTGTCAACAATGCTGATTTCTGAAAGGGAGATTTTTTTCAACAGGCGAACCGCACCGTTGCCGGTCATGGGTTCCTCATCGTCAATGAAGTAACCAATGGACAAGCCGCTGATCGCGCCGTGTTTCAGTAGTGCGTAGGTGTCTTGAGCCAGTGAGTGGCCAGGGGTCAATTCACCCTCAACCCACAAGCCCACATCGTCCTCTTTGATCCTGGTCCACTTGCCAATCACGCCTTCGAAGTGGTTGCGCTTCATCAAAATGGGCCGCTGGCGCTCTTTGAGGGTGTCCTCATAAGCACCGGGCAAAATCATGTCGCCGTATGCGTCAATGCCGTTAAATTTGGATGCGTAACCCGCAAAGCCCAAGACTTTGCCAGCCTCCACAAACTTGAATTCAGTTGGTAGTGTCTTGAATTGCATTTGGTGCAACCTCCGTTCTTTGTTGGTTCTGTCCGGCCATCGTCAGCGGCACGGTTGCGCCTTGGATATAGAGCTGATCACCACCCTGAACAGGCGGTAGCCCTTCCTCTTTGCGGCACTCGTTGGGGGTGAAGATGCTGCCCTGCACGCCGATTCGATAGCTTTCAAGGCGTGTCTTGAAGTCGGTTCGCAATAGCGCATCAAAATCAAATTCACTGAATCGGGTGCCCACTTCTCGCGGCCCCATCAGGTTTGCATCAATGCTGGCCTCGATCTTTTCCAGAATCGGGCGCATGGTCAGTTTGTAAAAACCTTCCACGATCTGGCCAATGCCTGAACCCCACACGGTTGACCCACTTGTGTCATTCACCATCACGCTGGGCACGCCGTACCACCGGCAAATCTCGTTCAACTGAAACTTGCGGCTTGACAGCAGTTCAATGTCTTGGGGTGACAGCGAAATAGCGTCGAACTTCACGCCGCCTTCAAGCACCATCAAGCGGTCATCGCTGCCGGTGGTCAGGCTTGAAAAGTTCGCGCGGATTTCTTCTCTTTGTTTTGGAGTTAAAACACGGTCCATCGACAACACGCCCGAGGGCTTGGCACCGTTGCGGTAAATCTTGGTCACTGCGTTTTCTGCTGCCTGGGCAATGCCAAGCGTGTTGCGCTGGTAATCCAAGGGCGACAAGCCAATCACGCCGTTACCCATCAGCTTCAAATGCCAAACGCTTTCCGATGCAAGAACTTCGACTCCGTCTGACTTGTGGTATTCGTAGACCACTGAGCCATCAGCCAAAATCGCTACACGCACCTGTGCGCTCATCATCGGCATGAGCGAGACAATGCGCCCACCCATCCGAGTAATGCCGCAATACGCATTGCCGTGAAGCACCAGGTTTAGCAAAACCGTCTCAAAAAATTCGACTTTGGTCTGGTAGCGGTTGGGCTTGCCAGAAAACAGAATCGACAACGGGTGGTTGGTGTCCAGCGCGCGCCCACCGTCATCTGTTCGCCGGTAAATGGACAAAGGCAGGCTGGCCACGGTTTCAGAGAGCAATTTCACGCACGCCCAGACAGCGGACAACTGCATGGCGCTGTCAAACGTGACCTCGGCTGCGGATTCTTGGCTATACGCAGTGGGGCCACCTTGCTGCAAGCCCATGAGTCGGCGCAGGCCGCCCATAATCCAGCCTGAAAACAAGGAGTAAAAATTCAATTTGATGCCCTGATTGGTTGTTGCAAGAAGCCGTCGAAGTCGCCGGAGTCATTGATTTGTGGGGTCACACCCACGGCCATTGCCAAAGCCACTGCACCGTCAATGCGGCCAGTTGCTTTTTGTTTGTTCAGTTTTCTGTTTCCGGCTGCGTCTTGCTCAATTCGAGCGTTCGCCATGCACATGGTCAGCACCGGGTTTGCGCCGTGAAGCATTTGTTCGTTGAGCAACATGGTTTCCAGCGAATCAATGGCTGGTGCCATGTCTCTAAAGCCTTGGCCAAACGGCACCAAGGGCAAATAAACGCCGATGTCCTCAAGTTCTTTTTTCAGAAGGTCAAAGCGCCAACGGTCAAAAGCCACTGCCTGCACATCCATGCCATCCAGTGCGTCGGCAATGTCGTGCCCCACAGATTTGTAATCAATGGATGCGCCTGGCACCGTTCGAATAAAACCTTCTTTGTGCCAAATGTCATACGGTGCGCGGTCTTGCTTGGCCCTATCCCTCAATCCCTTCTCAGGGGTCCAGAACATGGGCTTCACATGCCAGCGCTCACCGTCATGGCAAACCAGAACCATCGCGGTCAAGTCATTCTTGGCCGAAAGGTCAATGCCTGCGTAAACGGGGTTTTCAAAAAATGCGGCTTCGTTAATCTCACCGCTGTTCAGTATCCAAACGCCCTTGCTGATGAATGGGCTGGACAATTCCACGCGCTGATTCAGCACCAAATTTCGAAAAGTCGGCTCAAACGAAGGCATCCGGCTTGCCCGGTCTGCCTGTTCTTCAACGTCTTTGAGGCTTCTGAACTTACCCAGCGCTGGGTTGGCTGCGTACCAGGATTTCTTATCCAGCACATCAGCATCGGGTTCAGCCGCATACACATGCGAAACGATGCGCTTATCCTGGCTTTCCTTGGCATCATCGAGCCAGCATGAGTACAAATCTGAGTCGTTTGGGGCTTGCGTGCTGATTGCAAACAGCATTGCGTCCTCATACGCACCTTGGGCGGTCACAATCGCATCAACAAAATCCGACTGAGCGCCCCTGATCTGCCCCACTTCATCCAATATCGCGATCAATGGGCTTTTGCCGTGGGCCGTTCGGCCTTCTGCCGACACTGCCCGGTACTCCACATTCTTGGACAACCCGATGATGCACTTGCTCGATGGAATGACCCTTGTTCGCTTGGTCAAATCCGGCGAAAGCTGAATCATCTTGCTCGCGTAGTTGAAAACCTCTGCCGCCTGGTCACGAGACATGGCACCCGACACAAGCCGCGAGTTCAGCTGTGCTTCTGGGCCGCAAACAAACACCAACAGCAGGCAGGCGATGGTCGCGGTCTTTGCGTTCTTGCGTGCAATGGACAAAAAAGCCCTTCGCGTGGTGTGTTTGTTATCAAAAACAGCGTAGAAAAACGCTTCTTGGAACACATCCAAACGCACTTTCTGGCCGATTAAGGCACCCTCGGGCACCATCAAATAGGCTTCAATGAAGCGCATTGCACGTTCGGCGCGGGTTAATTTGGCAATTTCAAGGCTTCGCCAGTCCCTTATTTTTGGTATTGGCCCACACTGAATGGCCTGTTTTACGTGCTTCGGAAGCGATTTCACGCCAGTAAATCGTCCTCAGTGACTTCATTTCGTGCCGCTTCTGCCTGTCTTTGCAGCTTTCGGGCTTTCTCCAGGTCGCGGGTGTCGCCAGTCGACGAGCCAGTTAAGCGAAGCGAACGCATGATTGCCATTTCGCGCCGGGCCAGTTGTTCAAGTACGGCATGGCGTGGGTTCATCACCTTCGTGCCGCGCTGGTTATCAACCACACTGCCCTCGGCATCCAAGGCCAGTGATTCTTTTTCAATGTCGTACTGGCACCGGGCCAACTGTGCGGCCACCACCAAATCAACCTCTGTCCACTCGTCTCGCGCGCGCGCACGAAGTATGTTTTCCCAGAAAGGCAAATCAGCAGGCCGTAAATTCACATGCGCCGGTACTTCCGGCAGTGGCTTTGCTGCATTTAACGCCGCATTGATCGCCGCATCAGCAGTATTTGATGGCTTTCTCTTGGGCATTTTTCTGTGTTCGCATTAAAAAACGATTTCGCGTCCGGTGTTGAGTCAAACCGGGCTTTAGTTTTTCACCACCCCCCGCCTTACTTTCTTTTCAACTGGCCAGCCGTCCAGCCCAATCCTCGGGCGTGGTGTTCCACCGTTCTCGATGATCTGTTTGTCACTGCTGTGGCATGTACTGCAAAGGGATTGGAACGGGCCCGACCAGAACTTGGTCCAGTTGCCCTTGTGTGGCTCTATGTGGTCACACACGGTTGCGGGGTTGTATTCGCCTTGTTCCTTACACATTCGGCACAAGGGTTCGATTTGTAGCTGGTGCGCCCTGATTGCTTCCCACCTTTCGTTGTTGTACATGTGGGAATGTTTGGACATGGCTTAAACCTGCTGCAGTAGCTTGGTCAGTTAACCTCGCGTTTGATCTGCTTGATGTCTTGTTTCATTTCGCTGATCTGCTCGGAAATGTTTTTGCTGTTTGTTTCAACGGTGTTGACTTGAAGGCCAATATCTCGCACCTCTTCCAAAATCTCTTTGGTGTCTTTGGCCTGGCCTAATACGGCACGTTCGATCACATCGATTCGTGCGTCCTGCTCCACGTTCTTTGAATGCACAGTGGTGTAGGTGCCACCCACAATGCCAAGAAGCCCTAGCACAGTCAGTGTGTTCCCCCAGTTCCAGGGTGTATCAGTCTTTGGCATAGCGAATCCGTGAGCGTTTCCTGCTTCAAATGCAAAAAGCCCCGACTCCGTTAAGAATCAGGGCTTGAATTGGCTTGACGGTGGCCTGTGCTGATCTCAGGCATAGGAATCCCGCGGCAACGAGTAGCGCATCAGCCTGCGCATTCACCATCACGTCATGACAACTGCGAGGCATCTTTCGATGGAGTACCACCTCTTCCTGCGCCAACAGTCAATTGCCATGCGTCATGGCCTTGGATACCCACCAAGTTGGGCTGTGCTAGGGGCTAGAGGCACCCAATCCATTGCACAAAATGAAAAGGGCAGAATTCTTATCGACAAGAACTCCACCCTAGCTAAATGAAGCATAAAGTGCGGAATTTGGTTTGTCAAACAAAAAATCAAATCGTCACGCTGATTTACAAGCTGCAACCTGACGCCTTGATTGATTTGTCTCATCATGCTTTTCTTGTTGGGGGATCATTCGCTCTATTTTTGCCCTGACAATTTCCAACCAGGCTTTGATCGTCTTGTCAGTGGCGCCAATCTCCCTGCCCGTTTTCCTGTAACTGCAATTGGTGTCCACGTAGTAGGTGACCAGCAAACAAAACTCCCCATGCCCAAGCTTGCGCAAAACCTGGTGCAACTCCTCACAGTCACTCCAATCCTGTTCAATGTGCGAATCCCATACGTTGCCCCTGCTTGGTGGCATCCCAAAATGTTCAAGCGGACTACTTGATGGCCAGCCCATAGATTTATCCATCAAACGGGATTGATACCAGTGGGCCCAGCGCTTTAAAGATTGATCAAGCCAGTAATTCAAGCGATCTCTCCTTTTTGCAAAAATTTGCACGTTCCTTTTATTCCAGTTCCTTGTTTGTAAAAATTTGCACGTTCATACACCTTAAACCACCGCACCACTTCACCACCGCACCACTGTCTATAGACATGTGGTGAGGTGAGGTGAAGTAATGCGGAATGCGCACCGCACCAAAAATTCACCGTGGTGAACTTTGGTGACGTGGTGAAAGTAAAAAATTGCAAATTCCGAGCAACACAAACTAAAATGGGTAACACCATGGAATCAAAAACAGAATGAATAAATCGAAAACATTGGTCGCTTTTTGCTGTGTTTTGCTTGCCAGTTGCGCGACACAGAAGACCGCGAAACTCTACCCTGCGAACGAAAAAGCAGCGAAATATGGGGTGCTCGAAGCGAGCTTTACCGACAACAGTTCTGGCAAAGGCCCTATATCGTTCACCACGCCCGAAGGCGAACTGTTCTCCGGCGAGTACACAGTGGTGTTTGGTAGCGCTGTGGGTTTCGGCAGCATATTCGGAACGGTCTATGGCCCGGCCGGAGCGGTGGGCGCGCTTGCAGCTGCGCCGAGCTATTCCTTCGGCGGTAAAGGCCAAGGCATTGCAAACCTTTTCAGTGACAAGGGCAATTCGATCAGTTGCGAGTTTTTGAGCGAAATTTTCGGGGGTCAGGGTTATGGGGCTTGTCAGTCCAGCAGCGGTGAGCTGTACAAAATTCACTTTTAAAGAATCGTGATACATCCGTCCTCCAAAAAGAAGGGTGCCTCATCGCCTTCACACAAAGCCAGCAAAGCGCGCTTAGCATGCTGCCTTCGGGTGTCTTTTTTACCGGCCTCAGGTTTGGGTTTGCGATCGACAACTTCGTCAAGCACATCGGTCATGTCCATGGTGTTTTGCGCAAGGCCTATCTCACTTATCACGTCATAAACCAGCTGTTCCCACTGTCCTAGCTTCTTACCGCCCTTGCCAACTTTGCCCATAACAGGCACAGCCGTTTCAACCACCACACAGCTGTCCACCACATCACCGTCTTCGTCGACGCCCACCGCCACGGTTTCAAGATCGAAACCCCATTCGCCCTGGTCATCGCCATCCTTTTGCTTGGACACGCGAACATATCGCCCCGCAACGGTTCGCACCACTTCAATCTCGGCATCGGCTGCAGCGCGAAGTCCAGACCATCCACGGCTGCCTTTCGAAGCATCCTTGCCTGAGTGGTGCACAAGAATCACCACGGCACCAGTGGCGCGATGTATGCCCTTGCAATGGGCGATGGCCTTGCCAATGTCCTCGGCGCTGTTTTCGTTCGCACCAGGTGTTACCTGGGCGAAGGTATCAACCACCACCACATCAGCCCGGCCAGTGGTGCCAACAATTGCCTTGGCCACATCCACTGCATCGGTTTTCTGTAAAAAGTTGGGCGCGGCATTGATAATGCCCAGGTCCATTTCGGCCAAGTCGACTTCATGATGTTTGGCATAAGCAGCCAGCCGCTTGCGAAAACCACCGCCACCCTCGGCCGCGATGTAAATAACCCGGCCCTTCTTGGTCTTGCAGCCCCGCCACTCAACACCGCGCGCAATGGCGGCCACGATGTCCAGGCACAAGAATGATTTGCCGCTTCCCGATTCACCGAACATCACGACCAATTCAGCCATGGGTATGAGGCCTTTGACAATCCACCCGGGCGCTTTGCCGGCGGCAAATTCTCCAGCCTGAACGACCTGGTAACGCAGCTTGCTGGGTTCTTGATCGGTTTGATCAGCCACAGCGTCGAACTCTTCAGCACTGGCCACATCGGTTTGAATGTGCGCACCATTGGCATGGGCAAGTTTGAGAAGAGATCGCGCAGTGACCGGGCGGTGGCCACCACGGCCAAAGGACTCCCACCTGGCCAGGCCATATTCACGGCTGCTGTATTTGTCACTGGTTTGGCTCCACTCATCCCATATCTCGAACCCTTCACCTTCAGTTTCGTGGTGAATGGCCATGCCGATGGCCAGCCACTCGTCATACGTCAAGTCTTTGGGCAGCACATCGAGCGCTTCGCGAATTTGGTCGACGGTCAATCCGACCCGGGGTTCGTGATCCATCAAAGGATCGCTGTTGTCCACAATCGATGATTCGCGCGTGCGCTCACCAAAACGTTTGCGGCACAGATCAATCACTTCTTGGCTGACTTCAGCCACCAGGTTCTCAGCGCCCAGCAAATCAGTTACGTCCAGGCGGTTGCCGGTGAATGTCACAAAACCTTTGGTGCTGAAGGTCTCAAACCCCCACGTGCCAGTGTTGTTCGACTTGCTGTTACCCAACTGGCCACGCATAAAAGCCCGAACACCTTCACCACTGGGTGAAAACTCGGCATAAGTGCCGCTGATTAAATCCAGCACATCAGGATGTACACCACCACCAGACATGCAATTGTCGAAGTCCAGCGCAACAATGCCGAACTCGGGCATCAAGGCCAAACCCACGCCATCAAATCCGCGGCGCGCAGCTGCGGACTTGGCAGCATCGAATGTGGTCAGTTGTTGCCGGTCTTCTGGCCTGCCCTGCACACCATGCCGACGTCCACCGTTGGTGTAGTACGGCACTTTGCGAGGCTTGGGCGCACCTGGTGGATGCTCATAACGCCACACCAACCAGCCTTGCAAATTGCGCAAGGCATCTGGGCAAGTGAGCGCGGACATGTGGGGTTTGATTGAGGTCACGGAGTTGGTGGCCATGATCACACCGTGTCAAAGTCTTCGACTTCACACAACATGGCGATGAGTTTTTTCACCAGGCTGAAATGCGGATCTTTGTTTTTGCCGCTAAGGATGCGGCTAATGGTTGGTTGAGACACATCAAGATGATTTGCGATTTTCTCTTGAGACCAGCGGGAACAGATAAGTTTTCTAACCATCTGCTCTGGTGTTAGTTGCAATGCCTTTTCAATTTTCATTGTTCTACTTCAAAATGTATGACCCCTTCAAATTATACATAAACGCATTGCAAAGCAATACAATCGAGAGTAGTTGCACAACTTTATGCGCCACCGTATAATTTAAACATGGACTATTTAAGATCAAACCTCAAAGCGCTAATTGAAAAGGCGAACACCAACCCTACTCAACTGAGTAGGGCCACAGGCGTTCCTCAGCCTACGATAAAGCGAATTCTTGACGGCACTAGCGCAGAAGCCAGAAGTCGGACCATTGCTCCGATCGCGGCGCATTTCAATATCTCAGTTGAAGACTTGAAGAACCTCGACTTGGCAAAGGACGATCCCAATAGACCGGATACCGCTTCCCTAAGAAAAAATATTTACGGCGAGCCTATTCCTGGCGACGAGGTTTTTGATACAAAACTGGACGCAATAAGCTTTACCAAACAAGTCAATAATTCATTCAGAGAAACCATCGATAAGAATTTCGCTCACAATATTGATTCTACATTTGAAATCAACGGGTTAAGATTTTCGATGGATTACTGCAGCGACAACATTGCAGCAGAATTCAAAGCCTACCTACCAGGGTTGTCTAGACCTTCAATACGAAGTTCCACGAGCCCGTCAATCGCTTACTATTCACTGTGGCGACTGTCAACACTAAGACTATCAACTCTAGATTCACATCCACATCGAAAGTATTTCATGTTTATCAGCGTGATCAATCCTGATGGTGTTGCCGCGCCTATGGGCATGATTTCAAGAATGATCGCTGAGGCGGGGTTGCACAAAATCACTTTGGTACTTTCTAGTTCTCAAGGGGCCGCAAATTTTATAAATTCATACGAGAAAGGAAACGTGACGTCATTCAATGGCCTAGGCGGTTCTGATCCTGATGAATCAAGCTTTCTGTAGATAAAGCGCTTAGTTAATTTCAATAGCCGATCAAAAGATCGGCTTTTTTACGTCTTAAATTATGCGTTCGTGTATTGTTTTTCTTAATGCTTTAATGCATTATACGTTTAAGAATACATTTTAAGGCGCAAACAAATGACAGCTACCCCCGTAATTCCAGGTCGCGCTTATCAGGTTTCAGGCTTCAGTCTGAACATGACCGTGCTTGCGAAACATCCAGTCGACGCCATCGTTATTGCCATTGAATTGTTGATTGAGCAAGGGGTGGCCAACTGATGAACACCTGGACCCCATACCGAACCCTAAGCGACAGCGAACTGATCGAAAAAGCCCACACCGAATTTGATTCGCTCACGGGAACCGACCTTGAGCGCGAACTGATTCAGCGTTTAGAAAACCTCATGTCATGGAGATTCGCAGTAGATGTTCTTGAAAAACATTACGGCGATGTGGACGCAGACATTCTGGTTGACGTGGAAGAAAAACTAAAACGCGCCGAAGCGCTTGAAGAACTAGGTTCAATCGATCGATCGATTCATTGAAGTTCTAAAAAGCTACGACATCACGGGCGTGGAAGAACTCAACAACACCCTTTCTCAAATTCCTGATCTCGCAAAAATCAGCGAACCAAATTAAACCCTAACGAAGGAGAAACCCGCAATGTTCCCAGTAACCGTAACCATCAGTAATAACGCCCAGCTTCAAGCCGTACTGGCTGCTCTGAGCTTTATTCAGCCATCAGAACAATCCACTACCGCAGCGAAAACCGAAGCCCCAAAGGACAAGGCCACCACTGCCAAGAAACAGGAAGTAGCTGCGACTACCCAGCCTACTGCGGAGGCGGCGGTGGCCGATGTTCAAAGCGAGAAGGCCGACAACTCCGAGCAATCCGAGAAGGCCGAGGGTGAGAGTCCAGCGACTTACGAAGACGCATCCAAAGCCATCATCGCGCTGAGCAAAGCCAAAGGCCGCGACGCAGCCGTGGCAGTGCTTGAGAAGTTTGAAGCTGCCAACCTGAAAGCAGTCAAGCCCGAAGACTACGCCGCCGTGATTGTTGCCGCTACCAAGGCCTTGGAGGGTTAAGGCCATGGCAGCAAGAAAAACTAACTGGGCTAAATGCAAGGTATGGACCCCAACACTGACGATGGAACTGGAAGGGCCGCGAGTCGGATGTGTGGTTGAACTTTTTCGATTTCTGAGCTGCGATCAGCGTGAACTTGCGATCGATAAAATCAACACTGCTCACACTGCTCACGCTGACATGTTGAAGATTGAAGCAGAAAAAGCTGCAGCGGAGGCCAACAATGGCTGAACACGCCCGACTCTCACCATCTGGTGCGCACCGCTGGATGGCATGCCCTGGCAGCCTGGCACTTGAGGCCGACCTGCCCGACACATCCAGTGACTTCGCCGACGAAGGCACAGCCGCGCACTTTCTGGCATCCGAAGCGCTTGAGGCCAATCAGAACGCAGCCCACTATCTGGGTGAAACCATCTTTGTTTGGACCAACAAGAAGGCCGGTACCAGCGGAGTGTGTTGGGCCAAGGCTTACTTCGAAGAATTCGCAAACACCAAGATGTTTACGGTCGACGAAGACATGGCCAACTACGTGCAGTTGTACCTGGATGCGGTGCGCCAGTACGCCGACGGCAATGAATTGCTGATCGAACAACGCGTGGAATTTTCCGACGCGGTGGGCGTGCCCGACCAGTTCGGTACTAGCGATGTGGTGATTCTTACCGCCGACGGTAACGAGATTCAGGTGCACGACCTGAAGTATGGCCGTGGCGTGAAAGTTGACGCCGAGCACAACCAGCAACTGATGCTTTATGCAATCGGTGCGCTCAATGAATTCGGCATGATTGGCAACTTCCGTCGTGTGCGCATGGTGATTCACCAGCCCCGACTCGAGCACTTGAGCGAATGGGATTGCACGGTTGAGGAATTGGAACAGTTTGCAGTCCAAGCAAAGGACGCCGCCAGTTGGGCAATGAACTGCCTGACCTTGGGCGTTGATACCGACGACTTGGTACCAGGCGAAAAGCAGTGCCGTTTTTGCAAAGCCAAAGCCACCTGCCCCGCACTTACCCAGCACGTGCTCACCACCGTGGCCGACGATTTTGTGGACCTTACCAAACCAGTGGCCGACCAACTGGACGGCGTAAAAGAGCGCATCGCTAACTCGGACAACCTACACGTGGCCAACTGCCTGGCAGCGGTGGACTTGATCGAATCCTGGTGCAAGGCAGTGCGCGCCAAGGCTGAAAGCGAACTGCTGGCCGGTCGCGAAGTGCCCGGTTACAAACTGGTTCAAGGTCGCCGTGGTCACCGCGCATGGACCAACACAACTGAAGTTGAACAAACGCTGAAGTCGATGCGCTTGAAGCTTGAGGAAATGTACGACTTGAAACTGATCAGCCCGACTACCGCTGAGAAGTTGCACAAGGCCGGGACCATTGGCCCACGCCAGTGGCCCAAGTTGCAGGACTTTATTACTCAGCCCGAAGGCTCGCCAAGTGTAGCCCCCGCCGATGACAAGCGCCCCGCCCTGGTCATGACCGCAGTCGAAGACGACTTCGAAGACGTCACCAGCGACGAGAACGTGGAGGACCTGGTTTGAACAGCGAGGAAATCCAAACCCCAACAGCATTGCCCGCTGAAGCAGTTGCTCAACTTCAGCGGGCAGCACTAACCCCTATCCCGGCCGACGATCCGCTGGCACGTGTGAAGGCAATCGAGCAAGTAACCAAGCGGATCAAACGTGAACACCCTGAGCTTTTTAAGGAGCCTGAAAACCATGAAGATCAAACTTGAAAATGTACGCCTTTCTTTCCCGGCACTGTTTAAAGCCGAAGCTTTTAAACCGGGCGACCCTTTGAAATACAAGGCCACTTTCCTTGTTCCTAAAGACAGTCCTTTGGTTGAAAAAATCGAGAAAGCGGCAATTGAAGCACTCAACACCAAATTTCCCGGAAAGGGAGAACTGGTGCGCAAACAAATCGCGGGCAATAACAACAAATGCTGCATTCAAGACGGCGATCTAACTGAATACGACGGCTACCCGGGCTGTATCGCAATTTCAGCAAAAAGCACAGCTCGCCCACTTGTGATTAACACAGACAAAAGTCCTCTTGTTGAGCAGGACGGTAAGCCTTATGCCGGCTGTTACGTCAACGCGAGCATCGAGTTTTTTGGCTATGACCAACAAGGCAAAGGTCTCAGCGCCAGCCTGAGAGGCGTGCAATTTCTCTGCGACGGCGATTCATTCGCTGGTGGTGGTCCTGCCAGCGAAGACGAGTTCGACGACATTGCCGAAGGCGCTACCGCCGACGATTTGGTGTGAGGTGACACGTGGACAACCAACACCGCCAAATCAAAGGTTATCGCGAACTTTCTCAGGCCGAGATCGACTTGATGAACGAGATCAAAACCAAAGGCGCAGAACTGGGCGAGCTTGTTGCCAAGCTGCGAGCAACCGAAGGTCTGGACCAACGCTGGATAAGCATTGGTGCAACAGATTTTCAAACTGGCCTCATGGCGCTAACTCGCGGCGTGGCTCAGCCCACTTTCTTTTAACTGTTGTCTCCGGGGTGGGCAGCAATGTAATGGGGGTTGCCCACCCTGTTTTACCTGGTCCGAGTGGCCAGGGCTTTTTGGTGGTTGGTTTGTGCGGTGTTGATGGAAACAGCAGTCTTTGCGGGAACGTCAGCCCGAGTTCAAAGACTGAGTGGCGCCCAGGTTTTGACGAACCGACAAGCGGTAGCCATAGCCGGTATATCAAGCCCGGCCACAGACCAACCACCAAAAAGCGGGAACTACGTAATTCCAAGCTGCCTTTGCCAGGTGGCGAACAGGTCGAAATTGCTACGCGAAGCAGGCCCGCTTGAATACGTACTGTTTGGCGGTGCAAAAACCGTGACGTAGTTCGTAAGCATTGAACTCGGAAATTTCGACAACGGCAAATGACAAAGAACGAGACGACAAATATGGAACAGTGGAAAGACATATCGGGCTTCGAAAGCCGCTACCAAGTAAGCAATGAAGGTCGTGTGAAGTCCGTACCTTTCATGCAGCGCTACCTGTTGCGCACCGGCGCGGAAGCTTTTCGACAAACCAAAGAGCGCGTACTGGCTCAGCAAACGATCAATAGCGGCTACTTAATTGTCCACCTCCACCTAAACCATAAGCGCACAGCAGCGACCGTTCACTCGCTGGTGGCAAAAGCCTTCGTGCCTGGTACCGGCGAAACGGTCAACCATTTGAATGGCAATAAGACCGACAACCGCGCAGCAAACCTTGAGTGGGCCAGCTACACCGAGAACCATCTGCTTGCTTGTTCAGCATGGTCTGAACAAGCAAGCAGTGAAGGTGGTGCACCCAATCACGGGCGAGTGCTTTCCGTCGATCAACCAGGCTGCGCGGGCTTGCAAGATCAAGCACACCAAAGCTGCAAAATGGGTGCGCGCATGACTATGTTGTGGTGCGACCTTGAAACCTACAGCACAGTGCCGATCAATTGCGGCACTCACCGCTACGCTGAAGAAGCCGAAGTTATGCTGTGGGCCTATGCTATTGATGATGGCCCTATCCACGTGTGGGACGTGACAACCGGCAGCCCGATGCCATCCGACTTGCAAGCCTGTTTGGATGATGACGACTGCACGACCGTTTGGCACAACGGCGCGATGTTCGACCTGGTTGTGTTGTCGCATGCTATGGGCATCCACATCCCACTGACCAGGGTGCACGACACGCTGGTACAGGCCCTATCGCATTCACTTCCCGGCAGCTTGGGGGATCTGTGCGAGATCCTGCGCGTACCCACTGATAAAGCAAAAGACAAAGCTGGCAAGCAGCTTGTTCAGCTTTTTTGCAAACCACGTGCAGCGACATCCAAAATCAATCGAGCCACTAGGCTGACGCACCCAGTCGAGTGGACGCAGTTCGTCAGCTACGCAGGCTCAGATGTTGAAGCAATGCGGGCCGTTTATACCCGCATGCCCAAGTGGAACCTGAACCAAACTGAACTGGCTTTGTGGCACGTCGACCAAGCGATCAATCGGCGCGGCATGACCATGGACATAGAACTGGCCAAGGCCGCATTGGCCGCAGTCGATGCTGCTCAGGTTGAGTTGAAACGGCGCACCAAGGAACTGACCAACGGCGCTGTGCAGGCAGCCACGCAGCGCGATGTGCTTTTGGCTCACCTGCTAGCCGAGTACGGTGTGCAACTGCCCGACATGCAAAAAAGCACGCTTGAAAGGCGCATTGATGATCCGGATTTGCCGCTTGCAATGCGCGAACTGTTGGCCATACGCCTGCAAGCCAGTACTAGCAGCACATCCAAGTACAAGACATTGCTAAAGGCAGTAAGCAAGGATGGGAGATTGCGAGGCACCAAACAATTTAATGGCGCCAGCCGCACCGGTCGCTGGGCTGGCCGACTTTTTCAGCCCGACAACTTGCCCCGCCCTACGCTAGATCAGGAAGACATCGATCTGGGCATTGGAGCATTGAAGGCGGGCGTTGCTGATCTGCTGTTTGACAACGTAATGCGGCTGACCAGCAGTTCGATCCGCGGCTGCATCGTGGCGCCCAAGGGCAAGAAGTTGGTTGTGTCTGACTTGTCGAACATTGAAGGTCGCGATCAAGCTTGGCTGGCTGGTGAGCGCTGGAAGCTGCAAGCCTTCAGCGAATTTGACCGCGGCATTGGGCACGACATGTACAAACGCGCTTATGCCAAGTCGTTTGGTATCAAACCTGAGGACGTCAGCAAAGATCAGCGCCAGGTGGGCAAGGTGCAGGAATTGGCGCTGGGGTATGAAGGTGGAGTGGGCGCATTCCTGACGTTTGCCGCTGCTTACAACATCGACTTGGAAGACATGGCCGAGCAGGCCATTGGCGCAATTCCCCTCGACATTTTGGAAGAAGCCCATGGCATGTTGGCCTGGACCAAGAAAAAGAAGCGCACTACTTTTGGTTTGACTGACCAGGCTTGGCTCGTGTGTGAATCGTTCAAACGCAGCTGGCGTCAGGCGCACCCCGCAATCCAATCCATGTGGGCTGATTTGGCCGAGGCAGTGCGTTGCGCCATCGCCCAGCCTCGCACCACCTTCGCCTGCCGCGCATTGAAGGTAAGGCGCGACGGTAACTGGTTACGCATCGGCCTGCCCAGTGGGCGCGCGTTGTGCTACCCCAGCCCACAACTGGATGAAAGCGGTTCAATCACCTACATGGGCGTGAATCAGTACAGCCGCAAGTGGAGTCGCTTGAAAACCTATGGCGGCAAGTTGTTCGAGAACGTGTGCCAGGCGGTTGCCCGCGATGTGATGGCGCACAACATGCCAGCCATTGAAGCGGCCGGTTACCAGATTGTGCTCAGCGTGCACGACGAATTGATTTGTGAAGCGCCCGACTCCGACGAATTCAACGCAACACACCTTTCCAGTTTGCTTTCTTCCAACCCGCCTTGGGCGCCCGACATGCCACTGGCAGCCGGTGGCTTTGAGGCTTACCGCTATCGCAAGGACTGAACCATGAACAGACTGATTCGAGTTTTCGACCTTTACTGCTACTACCGTCGCCGCCAGTTCACCGTTGGCAATGCCTTGAGCTTTGCGTGGAGGACCAGCAAATGAACCAAATCCTGATTGTCCTAGGCGGTATTGTGCTTTGCGTTTTGTATGTGGCTGTCGTTCTGTTTGCCACCGCCGGCTGCAATGGCAATTGCAGCCAAGGCCGTCGACCATGCGACTGCAAGCGGGGCCCCGATGCGTGAATCGCAAATCGAAAAGTACCTGGTCAAGCGCGTGAAAGAACTTGGCGGTGAAGTGCGGAAGGTCCAGTGGATTGGGCGACGTTACGCGCCCGATCGCTTGGTAATGTTGCCCGAACGCGAAAACCCAAGCAGGCCTGAAAAGTTTCACAACTACGGGTCGCAAACCACCTGGGTTGAATTGAAAAACCCCGAAACGATCAAAACATTTCCGGCTGATGCCCGTGAGCGCGCTCAAGCTCGAGAGCACGCACGCATGCGCAAACTGGGCCAAGACGTTGTGGTGATCGGGACGATCGAAGCCGTGGAGGCGTTGCTGTCATGACCCGTCGATCGTTACTTGAACATGAAATTGAAGACTTTGCGGCCGCCGAATTTGCGAAGGCCGGTCATGTCTTGTTGAAATTTGTGTCGCCGGGGTTCCCCGGGGTGCCCGATCGCATTGTGTTGGGCAGTAACGGTCAAATAGCGTTCATTGAGTTCAAGGCGCCGGGGCAAAAACCTAAGCGCACCCAACCTACCGTAATTCGCATGTTGCGTGGCATGGGTCACCGAGTGGAAGTGATTGACACTTTCGCTCAGGTAAACGCGCTTTTGAAAGAGTTGAGCACATGACCCGCCGCGAATTCACGCCCCGCGACTACCAGCACGCCATCATCGAGCATGAAGCCGATGTGGACCGCTGCGGTGTGTGGGCCGGAATGGGCATGGGCAAAACGGTGAGCACGCTCACTACATTGGACATGCTTGAGCTCGTGGAGCCCGGCCCCGCCCTAGTGCTGGCACCAAAGCGCGTGGCGCAATCCACTTGGCCGGATGAAGCATTGAAGTGGAAACACCTGCGCAACATTGAAGTGTCCGCAGTGGTGGGCACCCCCGACGAAAGGCGTGCCGCCCTGCGCAAGCCAGCCAACGTGTACACCACGAACTACGACAACCTGGTGTGGCTTATCGAGCACCTGGGCGATAAGTGGCCATTCAATAAAATTGTGGCCGATGAAAGTACCAGGTTGAAAAACTTGCGCATCGATGTGCGCAAAAAGAAAGATGGCGGCGAATCCTTCCGACGCAGTGGCGGTGGCGTGCGCTCTCAAGCACTGGCCCGCACAGCATTCAAATCCAAGCGCTTTATCGAATTGACCGGCACACCCAGCCCCAACGGCTTGCAAGACTTGTGGGGGCAAGCCTGGTTCCTGGACAAAGGCGAGCGTTTGGGCCGCACATTCACGGGCTTTCAAGACCGCTGGTTCCAGTCTGTTCGCACGGGCAGCAGCGCATTCGACGTGAAGAAAGTGCCCATGGCATTCGCCCAGGAACAAATTCAGGACCGGCTACGCGACCTGTGCCTGTCGCTTGACGCCCGCGATTACTTCGATATTGCTGAACCGATTGTCAACGTGGTGCGCGTGGAGTTGCCCAAGAAAGCGCGTGCAACCTATCGCGACATGGAACGCGAAATGTTCATGCAACTGGGCGAGCACGAGGTGGAGGCTTTCACCGCCGCCACCAAAACGATCAAGTGCTTACAGCTTGCCAACGGGGCGGCCTATGTGGACGAGCAAGGCACCTGGGTGGAAGTGCACGACGCCAAACTGCAGGCTCTCGAATCCATTGTGGAAGAAGCCGCCGGCATGCCGGTACTGGTGGCTTATCACTTCAAAAGCGACTTGGCCAGGCTGATGCGCGCCTTTCCCAAGGGCAGACACCTGGACGACAACCCCCAAACGATTCGCGATTGGAATGCGGGCAAGGTGCCCATCCTGTTCGCCCACCCGGCCAGTGCAGGCCACGGCTTGAACCTGCAAGACGGCGGCAACATTCTGGTGTTTTTTGGCCACTGGTGGGACTTGGAGCAGTACCAGCAAATCATTGAGCGCATTGGCCCAACACGCCAGGCACAAGCGGGCCACGACCGGCCAGTGTTCATCTATCTCATTGTGGCCAACGACACAGTGGATGAAATCGTAATGGCACGACGCGACTCAAAGCGCAGCGTGCAAGACCTTTTAATCGAAGCGATGAAAAGAAGGAAGGCAGCGTGATCGACTTTATTGTGTATTTCTCAGCATGGTTTGTGATCGTGCTGATTTTGGGGAGGTTGAACAAGTGAGCATAGACAACGAGTGCAACACGCCAGTGCGGTTTCCGCTGTTCGAGTTCACCTACACGCACAAGGGCCACACGTTCACAGGCCACATCGGTGCGCGGGATTGGAAAGATGCAGTAGAAAAGCTGGCAAGTGCGAGAACAAACGCCAGGGTGACTGGGCAACGGATTGAAGTGATTGAAGGGGGTTGTTATGACGATGAATCAGCATGATCTCGACAAAATCAAAAAACGCGAATACAGCCGGGGCTATCAAGCTGGCCGGAAGAAACTTGAGGCCGATGAAAAACACTCCGAACGCATGCGCCGCCAAAACCATTTTTATAACCAAGCGTTGCTGGCGGCCATTTCGGCCTGCATATCTTCTCACGGCTGGAAACAGGGTGACAAACAAATCACTGGCTTGAAAGAACGAGCCAAACTTGCGCACGATTTTGCTGCTGAACTAACAAATGAATATTGGAGATCACACTCATGAATGAGACAGGCAAACAGGCCGAGCCGGTGGCGTGGGCCGAAACTGACGAGCATGGCGAAATAGCATGGGGAGAGGAAGGTTGTTTTAGCAACGACCCAGCTTGGATTGAAAACCCAATCCCACTCTACACCCATTCCGCCCCAGCCGTTGCGCAAAGCTGGGAGCTTAACGAAGAAACAGCAAAGTTTCTTGCAGACTTGATTTTGGCAAATGACGAGCCTACGCCAGTAACTTTGTCAGTTGGGTTTATTAAAGACGATGATGGAAAAATTCAACACGGTTTGCGGGTTCATGAAAGCGAGTACCCAGAAGAAGGGGCAGAACTCCTTGTTGAATCAACCCCATCACCCCAAAAAGCCCCACCCGTCGAAGTGGTGCGGAATGCAATTCTGGGTGTGCAATGTGCCGCCGAATTACTAGAGGCGCTGCCCTCGTTGATTGAAACCAATGTTGAGGTTCATGCGCAGATTCATGAAACGTATGAATTCCTCAAAGGTGTATTACAAACAGCAAAGGAGCATGGGCTATGAAACCAGAAGATCAAGCAGCATTTGAGCAGGCAAAGAATAAGACCCTGACAGACGAACGCAAACTAGAAATTATTAAAAACTCCGAACTGTGGGATATGCACATTCACATGGGCTGGTACTCAGTACCTTCCAAGAGTTTTGTAGAAAAATCGTTCAAATTAATTGACGATATTCAAGCCTGTTGCGCCCACCGTGACGCACAGCCAGCCGTTGCGGTTAATCAAAGAATGCGAACCGCACTTCAAGAAATTGCCAACACAGTGAACTACGCTCAGTGGTATCAAGAGACAGCCGAGAAAGCACTTGAAGACGCAAACCATACCGAGGTTGCGCTCGATAAGGTTGCAGCCGTTGCAGTGAATGAACAATTGCTCCGAGCTGCAAAAAAATACTTTGTAAATTACTGTCTCGACGAAGCATCGGAATTTTTTGCGGAAGACACTGGGTGCCGCCAAGAGCAACATGATGACGCTGTTGAATTGCGGGAAGCAATCGCAGCCGCCGAGAAAGCAAGGGAACAAGAATGAATGACGCTTCACCCGTAATCACCAACAAAATCGAGTTCAGGCCGTTCGATCACCCTGACTTTCGCTGGGGCAAGAAAGTGCAAGTTTTGACACTGGGCAACATCGCCACATACGCGACAGTTACACCGAAGAACATCGGGGACTTCAAGGGCTGGTTTCCAGTGCCAAAGATTCCCAAATCAATGAGAGAACAGCAATGAGCGAACAGCACGATGTTGTGAACAAGCCAAGCCATTACCAGCTACTCCCTGGCGTGGAAGTGATTGACGTGCGCGATGCGATATTCGCCAAGATGCCAGCAGACGTGCCGCATGACGTAGCCGATTGCTGGTCGCGGTCTTGGGAGTACCTGACGCGAATGTGGGGCAAGAACGGCCTTGAAGATGCGAAGAAGGCGCGGTTCTACTTGGACAGGATGATTAAGAAGATGGAGGGCAATGATGCTATTGACTGACGCTGAATTGAAGCAAATCACAGGCCGCGAGAAGGCACACGCCCAGATCAAGGCACTTCGGGCCTTGGGCATAAACCACAAGGTCAACGCTGCTGGTCGTATTCTGGTTGTCGCAGACCATGCTTGGGCGGTCATTGGCGGTAACGTGACAGCCATCGGAAGCAAGCGTAAAGTGGAACCCCTGTTCGAGAACGCGAGGTAGTCATGCCCCCACGCAAGCGAAGCCCTGAAAATGTCGGATTACCCAAACGCTGGTCGTTCAGACATGGCGCGTACTATTACCAAGTGCCCGAGGGCTTGCGCCATATGTGGGATGGCAAGGCGCTGTTTCGATTGGGCGGCAGTCTTGCACAGGCCCATGCGGAATATGCCAAGCGGGTTGCTGAATCTGAAAAAGGCGGTGAAGTTCGCACAATTGGGGATTTGCTGGACAAGTACGAATTGCGGGTCATCCCCACCCTGTCCGAAACAAACAAGACCGCCAGCCGGTCGCACATTCGGGCGTTGCGCAGAGTGTTTCAGGATTACCCGCTAAAAGACTTGGAGCCGATCGACTGCTACAAATACTATGACAGCCGAAGTGCAAAGGTGTCGGCCAAGCATGAAATTGGCCTGCTCAAGTCAGCCTGTCAGTACGCCATCCAGTGGGGCGATATTAAGGCCCACCCGATCAAGGATGTGAAGATCAAAGGCCAAAACAGCGTAGCAGAACGCTACGTCACAGACGATGAAATCCGTACTGTGCTGAATCACGCCGATCGCAGCCAGTTTGGAACGAAAGTCTGCCAGGCGTACATCAAGCTGAAATTGCTGACAGGTATTCGCAAGTCTGACCTGCTGAAACTCACCCGCGCCTCGATCACCGATGATGGCCTAGAGTTGCGCCAGGGTAAGACCGGCAAGGGAATTGTTTTTGAATGGTCGGACGCGCTACACATGGCCGTTGACGAATCTTTGGCAGCAAGGCCCAACAAAGAAAGCATCTACTTGTTTTGCAATCGGGCTGGTGGCTGCTACGTTGACGCACACGGCAAAGCCGGTACGTTTGACAACCTCTGGACTGACTTCATGGGTAGGGTTCGTGCTGAATTAACTAAGCAAGGGAAAACCCTTGAGCATTTCACAGAACACGATTTGCGGGGGAAAGTTGGAAGCGATGCAGAAAGCGATGAACGGGCAGCACAACTGCTCGATCACAGCACCACGGCAGTGACCAGAAAGCACTACAGAAGGCGGTTAAAAGTAGTGAAACCGGCAGCTTGA